CAACGACACGAAAGGTGTGATCATCGACGTGGCCGACAAGGTCACCGGCCGTCTGCTCCTGATCGGCAACGGCGTCTCCAACAAGATCCTCAAGGTCTACCCGCCGGCCGGCGGCACCATCAATGGGGCGGGCGCCGATGCCGCCTTCAGTGGCGCCAGCGGCAAGGGCGTGATCATCCAGTGCCTGAGCGGCTCCGGTAACACCTGGCTGGCCTGGTAGAGCAATGGACCTCGGGGGCAAGCGCATCCTGGTGACCGGGGGGGCGGGCTTTCTCGGCCGCGCCGTCTGCGCCCGGTTGCGCGCTGACAACCCGGCCGAGGTGATCGTGCCCCGCAGCGCAACCACCGATCTGCGCCGGGTCGATGATTGCGCGCGGGCCGTCCGCGGCGTCGACCTGATCATTCACCTGGCTGCCCGCTGCGGTGGGATCGGCGCCAACCGAGCCCGGCCCGGCGAGTTCCTGCACGACAACGCCATCATGGGCCTGCATCTGATGGAGGCGGCCCGCCAGGCCGGCGTTGCGAAGTTCGTCCTGGTCGGCACCTGCTGCTCCTACCCGAAGCATTGCCAGACCCCGTTCCGCGAGGCCGATCTCTGGACCGGGTTTCCCGAAGAAACTAACGCGCCCTATGGCCTGGCCAAGCGTCTGCTTCTGGCCCAGGCCCAGGCTTACCGCCAGCAATATGGCTTCAACGCCATCGCCCTGATCCCGGCCAACCTCTACGGACCGGGCGATTGTTTCGAGTTGGACCGCAGTCACGTGATCCCGGCCTTGATCCGCAAGGTGGTCGAGGGGCGGCATCTCGGCTCGATCACGCTCTGGGGCAGCGGCCGACCGAGCCGCGATTTTCTTTTCGTCGAGGACGCCGCCGATGGGATTGTCTGCGCCGCCGAGAGCTATGACGGCGCCGACCCGATCAACCTGGGCTCGGGAGTGCCGACCCGGATCATCGACCTGGCCGGCCTGATCTGCCGGTTGGTCGGTTTTGCCGGCACAGTCCGCTGGGACGCGACCATGCCCGACGGCCAGCCGGAGCGCTGGCTTGACATTCACCGGGCGCGCGATCTCCTGGGCTGGGGGCCCACCACACCTCTCACGCACGGCCTTCGACAAACGATCGCCGATTTTACAGGGGACGGGTCGTTCGGCGATTCTTCCTCCTGACAAATCAACTCACCCTGCGAGTCGCGCGGACGCCGTCGCGGCCGCTGCTCGCGGGCTTGTAGCACCTCGCGGACGCCGTTGCGGCCCGGGGCTACTGGGCAAGTTCATGCACTTGCCGGTGGCGCTTGAGCGCAACGGCGTTGTCGTTCCCCCCCGGCTCAACCACGGAGGGTAAAGTGGAGAAACTGCAGCAATTCATCGCCGACCTCAAGGCCACCGACGTCAAGATCGACGCCTTGCTCGACAAGGATGAGCTGACCGAGGCCGAACAGGTCGAGCTGAAGAAGCTCGAGGCCGACCGCGCCAAGCTCAAGGCCGCGTGTGACAAGGAGCAGTCTCGGCGGGCCCGCGAGCAGGAGCGCGCCCTGGTCGAGGCCCAGGCCGCCCAGATCGCCGCGCGTGCCGAGCGTCAGGTCGGGACCGGGTTGACGACCCCCGATCATGCGCAGCCCATTGCCCCGGCCGTAACCCTCCCCGCACCACCCGTCACACCGCCGCGCGCCTGGACCATCCCCGCCGACGTGCGCCGTTTCGGCCCGCTCCGCAACTTCCGCGGCAGCTATGGCGGCCGCTCGGCCGAGGAGCGGGCCTACCGCTTCGGCATGTTCTGCTTCGCCCGGCTGGCGCTGGACATGCCCAACCGCTTCAACCCGCGTCAGCGTCGCTTTTCGGACGCTCTCAAGTTCTACGAGATGCATTGGAATGGCGAGCTGCAGGCAGCGGCCAACCAGTCCAACGATGGCACCGGCGCGCAGTTCCTGGTGCCATCCGAGTTCGGCCAGGACCTGATCGACCTCCGCGAACAGTACGGTGTCGTCCGCCAGATCTTCCGCCGCGTGCCGATGGCCTCCGACACCCGCACCGATCCGCGCCGCAAGGGCGGTCTCACCGCCTACTTCGTCGGTGAGGGCAACGCCGGCACCGAGAGCAACAAGAACTGGGACAGCGTTTCCCTGACCGCCAAGAAGCTGATGGTCTTGTCGCGCTGGACCAACGAGGTCAACGCCGACTCCATCATCAACTTCGGCGATGACCTGGCCGGTGAGATCACCTACGCCTTCACGCAAAAAGAAGACGACTGCGGCTTCAACGGCGACGGTACCTCGACCTATGGCGGGATCGTCGGCGCCCGCACCAAGCTGACCGGCACCGGCACGGCCGGAGTCATCACCCAGGGGAGCGGCAACACCTGGCCGGCGATCACGCTGGCCGACTTCAACGCCGTCATGGGCAAGCTGCCGCAGTACGCCTACCAGGCCGGCCCGGAGTGGGTCGCCCACCTGGCCTTCTACCACAACGTCATGGTCCGCCTCGAGCTGGCCGCTGGCGGCGTCACCGCCCAGGAAGTCCGCGACGGCGCTCGCGTGCCGATCTTCCTCGGCTACCCGGTCCGCGTCTCGCAAGTCATGCCCAGCGCCACCGGCGTCAGCACGCTCTCCTGCCTCTTCGGCGCCTACCGCCTCGGCGCCGCCTTCGGCGATCGGCAGCAGGATGAAATCAGCTTCAGCGAACACGCGAGCATCGGCGGAGAAAGCCTCTGGGAGCGCGGAGAAATGGGCGTCCGCGGTACCGAGCGCTTTGACATCAACGTCCATGACGCCGGCTCTTCCAGCGTGGTCGGCCCGATCGTCGGCCTCAAGACCGGCTCGTAAGCCGAAGCCCGGTAGCCGGCGTTCTTTCAATCTGGTATTTCACGAGGATTGATCTCATGTACTACGGGGCAAACAGCAAAGCGGTCGTCGCCATCCTGGGTACGGGCACTGGCCTGACCAACGGCGCCACCGCGACCGCTTCGATCGACCGGCTCGGTTTCGACTTTGCCAGCATCGACCTGATCATGGGAACGGCAAACGTCGTGTCCAACAAGCCGAGCACTCTCAAGATCAGCGAATCGGATGACCTCACCACCTACAACGACGTGACGGCACTGGTCGGTGGCGGGGTCGGCGGTTTCACCATCCCGAATGCCGACACCAGCAACCCCAACGTCTACCGGCTCAACGTCGACTGCCGGGGCCGCAAGCGCTACCTGAAGCTCAGCGTCACTCCGCTGACCACGCAAGAGGTAGTGATGGCCGCCCGGCTCTTGCGGGCCAAGGAAGTGCCGACCACGACCACCGCCGCCGGGGTCCACGTCCTCGCCAACGGCTAACGGCTAACACAATCGAGCCACTGGCGGCTAGGTCCTGCAGGCCGAAAAGCGGGTTTCCTCGCCCGCTGCCGCCATGGGATTCCCCGAGGATCTGCGGAGGAAGCAGACATGCACGGAAGCGTCGCAAGCTGTGCCTGGGTTCCACCCACCGGGTGGCGCCTGAACCTGGGCTGCGGCAACGAGCCACTGCCGGGTTACCTCAACATCGACCGGCACGGGCCGGAGCCGATCGACCCTGGCGGCATGGACCTGGAAAGTTTCCTACCAGGGCACGTGCGCGGCGAGGTCTACCCGCTCGACTGGCCCGACGGCAGCGTCGACGAAATCCGGGCCAGCCACGTCCTGGAGCATTTCAGCCACCGCGAGGTGGTCGACGTGCTCCGCGACTGGGTCCGGGCGCTCAAGCCGGGTGGTACGCTCAAGGTCGCGGTCCCCAACTTCGCCTGGATCGCCGAGCAGTACCTCGCCGGCAATCCGGTGAACGTCCAGGGTTACGTGATGGGCGGCCACGCCGATGCCGACGACCGTCACGGCGCCATCTTCGACGAGGAGGAGCTATCGACCGCGCTCCGGCACGCCGGCTGCTGTGCGATCCGCCCCTGGCAATCCGAGGCAAAGGACTGCGCCGGCCTGCCGGTCAGCCTGAACCTGCAGGGCCGCAAGAAGGGCCCGCTGCCGAAGCTCAAGATCGCCGGCGCCATGAGCGTGCCTCGGCTCGGCTTTCAGGACAACTTCTTCTGCTGGTTCGAGGCGCTGGCGCCGCTCGGCATCCTGCCCACGAAATACGATGGCTGCTACTGGGGCCAGTGCCTGGAAAGGGTCATGACCGACCAGGCGGCGGAGGGCGCGGACTACATCCTGACGGTCGATTACGACTCCGTCTTCACCCGCGACACCGTCGAGGACCTGATCCGGCTGGCGGTCGAGGAGCCGGGCGCGGACGCTGTCGCGGCCCTGGAGATCCGCAGGGGCGGTGACACGATCCTGGCCACGATCAAGACAGCAGATGCCGGGCGCCTGGAGCTGGCTGTGCTGCAGCAGGACCTGGTCCCGGTCGCCAGCGCCCACTTCGGCTTGACTCTCTTCAAGGTCGAGGCGTTGCGCCGGCTGCCGCATCCGTGGTTTCTGGGCGTGCCCAACCAGGCTGGCGAATGGGGCGAGGGCCGGACCGACGAGGATACGTATTTCTGGCGGCAGTGGGCGGAGGCCGGCCACACGCTCTTTCTGGCCCCGCACGTCGTCATCGGGCACGGCGAGTTCATGCTGACCTGGCCGCGCCGCGGTGACCTGCAGCCGATCTATCAGCACCCGGCCGAGTTCTGGGCCAAGGGCCGGCCGGACCAGGCCTGGCGCTAACCGAGAGGGATTCACATGGGCCTGGACGTCACGAATTCGAAACAGGTCGCCGGTGTTTCGCCGGCGGCGTTCCGCGACGTCGGCACCCTACACCGCGATGCGATCGCCGCCGCCGATCGGCTGGCCACGCCGACCGCCATCAGCACCACGGCCGACGTCGCCACCGGCGGCAGTCTCCTCGCCAGCACGACGTACAAGGTGAACTATGCGGGCTTCAACCGCTGGGGGCCGACCATCTGCCCCAGTGCCGCCAGCCGGGCGACCGCCGCCGACGCCAGCAATACTCACGTGATCCGCGTCACCGTCCCCCAGCTCGCCGGTGCCGATGGCTATGACCTATTCCTTTCGACCGACGCGGCGCCACTCTGGGTGGCGCGCATCACCGAGGCCCAGCGCGCGGCCGGTGTCACGATCACGGCCCTCGGCACGGTGGATGCCACTTCGCCCGGCGCGGGCAAAGTCGACGTCCAGGTGGTCGGTAGCGGTGTCGCCAGTACGGCGTCGCCATTCGACATCAACAACGCCTGGACCCCGGGGGCCGTCACGGCGGTCGATTGCCGCGGTTTCAGCAAGGCCAAGGTCCTGGTCAAGCTCGCGCTCACCGACCTGCGTTCGCTGCCGACCTGCAAGATCGGTGTTTTCCTGGCCAACCAGCTTTCCTCCGGCGACTGGCACCAGGTCGGCGTCCTCGACCTGGCCCCGCTCAGCGCCCTGGGTAAACCGCTGCTGCAGGAGCTCGACGTCGACGTGCACGGCTCCAGCGGCCTTATCGCGCTGGTCAACACGCTGACCGGCCAGGGCGCGGCGGTCTCGATCTGGGTCGAGCTGGCATAGGAGACACCTCATGCACAAAGCGATCCGATTCCGGCATCACTGGCGCGGCCGCGAGCCGGGCCAGGTGGTCGCGGTGACCATGGACGACAGCGCGGAGGGGTTCGGGTACGGGGTCGCCCAGACCCTGGTCCAGCGCCGACTCGCCGAGTGGGTCGAGCCGCCAGCGCCGACGAAGAAATCGAAGCGGCAGGAGTGAGCGCGTGAACCTCTATTACCCCTACGGCGCCCCGGTGCAGCCACCGCAGCGCTCCGGTGAGATCGGCCCGCTCCAACTGGTGACGGCGCCGCAGGGCCAGGTGATCGCCACGTCGGACGCGAAGCTCTGGCTGCGGCAGGACGTCGACGATGACGACGACCTGATCGATGAGCTGGAGGCCGCGGCCGTCAAGTTGTGCGAGCAGGAGATCAGCGGACACCGGCAGTTCCTGACCGCGACCTATGACGTGCCGGTGGCCGGCTGGTGGTATCCCCCCGGTGACCGTCGCCCCGATCGCGAGGGCCGGCTCCGGTTGCCCCGGCCGCCGTTGCAGTCGGTGACCTGGGTCAAGTATTACGACAGCGCCGGCATCCTGCAGACGCTGGCGGCAACGGAATACCTGGTGACGCCAGCGCTGCGGGCGCCGGGGACCATCGAGCGGGCGCCATTGACGGCCTGGCCGGTGCTGCAGGCCGATCGCGGCTGGCCGATCCTGATCCGCCAGGTCTGCGGCTACGGCGCCGCCGCCGCCGTGCCGGCCACGCTCAGGCTGGTGATCAAGCTGCTGATGGCCCACTGGTACCAGAACCGCGAAGCCATCGCCTTGGGCACGATCAGCAAAGAGCTCGAGCTATCGGTCCGGT